CCGGTGGATACAAGCGCTGGCGCACCTTATTATCGAAAGAAGCGTGACGTGTTGTTGAGTTGTCGAGCAAATGTGACTGCCAAATACTTTGATTTGATAAGAGGCAAAAAGATCAAACAAGAGCCCTGCATTTTGGCGCTTCGCGGACATTTGAGCCCACTCGACGAAATCAAAACTCGACCCGTCATGATTAATTCATTCGATCATATCGCGATGGAGAATATGTTGTTTCGCAACGTTTATGATTTTCTGTTTTCCGATCCGGATATGCAGCGACTTATAATGACTGGCCCGAACGTATTGGCCCGTTTGCGCGACTATTTGACTTCATCATCAAGCACCACCTATGTCAACCTAGACTATTCAGCATGGGACACCTGGCGTTGCAGATTTGCAGGAAGGGATCTTTTTAAGATTCTATTTGAACATCTTCAATTCCGTGAAGGAGAAGAGCACGTGGCACAGTTCGTTCAGAAGCAGTTTTTAGATTCGATCATTGCGCTTCCAGATGGCACCGTTTATCAGAAGAAATCAGGCACATGCACCGGATCGCTGCTTACGGCACTGTTCAACTCGTTGCTTAACTTTTTAGCTTTAAGGACTTGCATTCGCTATATGGAAGCTGAGCACTGCATTGAGAACATTCGAATCCTCGGAGATGATGTTGGTTTCTCTTTTTGTTCCCATAACCCAGAACGATTTCTGGAAAATTTGGCCACGCATTTGGATCACTTTTTCGGCCTTAAACTCAACCCGGCTAAATGCCTCATTGTTCAATCCCACGAGCCAACCGAGAAACGCAAGTTCATTGGATACAGCATCAGGAATGATCAACTTTATCGGCCTGAGGAAGAGTTTTTCAGATATATTCTTTATGTGGAAAGACCAGTTGAAGAGTTTTTCACATCGTTTTCGCGAGTGATGAGTTATCTGCTTTTAGGCGGCATTCACCACCAGCGGTTTTGCAGATTCGTCGAAGTTTATCTTGGCCATTATCGGCACCTTTTCAAGGATGAAGAAAACCTTCTTGATGAGAACGTTTTGCGATTTGGCAACCTGCGAGTCATTAAGCACGTTTTCCAAGTTGAGATGGATTCACTGTTTTCCGATGGTTTATCACTCGATTCTTTCAGATCATGGGACTTTGTTGCATTGCCCTATCAATTTACATTGAAGCAAGCTGCCCCTTCTTCTCAATAAAATTAAG